ACTTGTGAAGGCAAAGAAGATGCCTAAGTTTCCAAAGGATACAGTTAAACCTCAGATTGTCACAGGTATTGAAGCTCTTGGAAGAGGCCAGGATCTTAATAAACTGGCTCAGTTTCTTGAATATCTTGCTCCACTCGGACCCGAAGCTATTATGAGCAATCTAAACCTTGATGATTATATTGATAGACTTGGAGCTTCTCTTGGTATTGATACTAGTGGGCTTATCAAGACACCCGAACAAAAACAAATGGAAGCTCAACAAGCTCAGGCACAACAACAGGAAATGATGCAAAAACAGATGATGAATGATGTAATCAAGGGTGCAACACCTGGAGTTGTCAAAGGTATGGCAGAAGGTGCAAGCCAGAATCCTGAAATGGTTCAGGAAATGGTAGGTGCTATGTTAAATCAACAGAGTAACTAATGGAAGAAGTACAGACTAGTCAAGGAGAAGGAGTTAATCAGGCAGGGTCACCAGAGCATATTAATGAAATGCTGGCTAAAGTCGATGCTCCTGTAGATACTATTGATGAAGGAGTGGTAGGAGATGGTAGACCAGTAACTATGGAAGGAAGACCAGCGTGGCTACCCGATAAATTTGAGTCACCCGAACAGATGGCTCGTGCCTACTCTGAGCTTGAAACAAAATTTCATAGCAATGATAACCAATCTCTTCAAGATATAGAACAAAAAGCTCAATTTGAACAAGAAACTCAAGATATAATCAACACCGAACCTCATCAAGTTCATCAGTTTCTAAACGAAAGAGGTCTTGATTTCTCTGAATTTCAGAATGAATACAATGAAACTGGACAACTATCTCAAGAAGCTTATGACGCTTTGAGCGAAAAGGGTGTAATGCCGGAGATGGTAGATACATGGATACGAGGTCAAGAAGCGGTAGCCGATCAGAACATAGGTAAAATATATGATTCAGTAGGTGGTGAAGAAACTTATAAACAAATGCTTGAATGGGCATCTTCTAATTTACAACCTTGGGAAATGGATGCCTTTAATACTCAAATTGAAAACCTGGATGCAAATAGTATGTTTGCAGTCCAAGGTCTACAAGCTAGAATGCAGAATCAGGAAGGAAGTCCTCCAGTTCTTATGCAAGGACAACCTTCTCAATACTCTGCACCAAAATATGATTCACTAAATCAACTTACAGTTGCAATGAGTGATCCTAGATATGCCTCAGATCCTGCTTTCAGGAGAGAGGTAGCAAGTAGGTTGAATAATTCAGCCTTATTTTAACGAAGAAAGAGAGAAATACAAATTAGTATGGCTTTGCCCCTTGCGAGGGATAACATTGACTGAGGTTTGTAATCCGAATTTCTAAGTTATTTTTGTACAGAATTTGTCAATAACTTAAAATTAAGGAAAAACAAATGGCGACAGATTATACAACTATTCATCGTGGCGGTGTCGATAACTCAGCGGTTGCACCAGCGAGTGCAGGAGCGGGTCGAGGTCTATTTCTCAAGCTATATGCTGGAGAAGTACTTACATCGTTTCAGTCACGAAATATAATGATGCCTCTTCATCGTGTTCGCACGATTGGAAAAGGTAAGTCTGCTCAGTTTCCGATGACAGGTAAGTACCGTGATGCGGCTTATCATACACCAGGAACAGAGATTACACCAACTTCTGCGAAGCAGGGTGAACGAATTGTAAGCATCGATGATCTCTTAATCAATGCTCAATTTATACCTAATATTGACGAAGCTATGTCTCATTACGACATTCGTTCCGTCTATACGCAGGAAGCAGGATTTGGATTAGCAAAAGTAGCCGATGAAAACATTCTTAGGATGGCTGTTAAAGCTTCATTGTGTGAAAATTCGACTATCGCTACTACTGCTGGTATGATTCAAGAACATACCGATTTTGATGACGAGGATTTTACCGCTAATGTGGTAATTGGTTCGGATGCTGATGGTGCTAGAGATCCAAAGGCTATTGCTCAGGCAATTATGGATGCAAAGCGTGTTCTTGATAATGCCAATGTTCCAGGTGATCCTTTTGTAGTTATGCCTACGGATATGTACTACGATATGTTTAAAGTATCGGGGTCATCTAACCTAAACGACCTTGCTATCTTCAATAGAGATATTGGAGGAGGAGGAAGTGTAGCTACAGGTCAAGTACCTACGATCCTTGGTATGCCTATATATGTGACTCCACATTTAGGGTACTATAGTACTGGAAATACTTGGGTGTCCAATCTTTGGTCACAAGCTAGTTCTAATGCGGCCTTGGTTGCAGGAAGAGCGGCTGCCCATAAAGATGGGGCTGTTACAGCACCCGCACCTATAACAAACGAATCTAATCGTAACTCTCAGTATGGTGTACCTGCTGGAGCAGGGACAGAAGATTTCGCTTCAGGGGATAACCAGTATATCTCAAATGTTGCACTAGAGACTCGTGCTCTTGTGATGACAACAGATGCAGTTTGTACTGTCAAGTTAATGGACCTCGCTGTTGAATCTGAGTATCAGATCAATAGACAGGGTACATTGATGGTATCCCGTTACGCTATGGGTCATAACGTGCTTCGACCAGCTTGTGCTGTTGGATTACACGCTATAACATAATAGTGATGTCGTAACTCTCTAAGGGAGGACTCTTTATTTTGGGTTCCTCCCTTTTTTTTATTATTATTATTATAATACTATTATTACTATCCCATTATTATGGCTGCTACCAAGAAAAATACTGAATTAAAAAAAGCTATTAACACTATGCTTACCAGTATAGGCGAACAACCTATACAAAACGTAGATACATTGACGGCAGATGCTGGTATAGCTAAAGATATTTTAGATAATGTCAATACAGCCGTACAATCACGAGGATGGATATTCAACACCGATCTTGATGTAATAAAAAAACCTGATAGGACTTCATTAGAGATTGTATTAGGACCAAAGGTACTTAGAGTCGACACTACAACAAGGTTACGTGATGGTAAAAATGATATTGTAGAACGGGGTGGAAAGTTATATGATAGAAAGACAAATTCACACACCTTTGAAGCCGGTTCTGAGGTTAAGGTAGATATTATTACAGAACTAAGTTTTGAAGACCTTCCTGAACCTGCAAAAAGATATATAACAATACGATCTGCACGAATATTTCATGATCGTGTAGTTGGTGCCAACGAATTACACAAGTTCTACCAAGAAGATGAAATGCAAGCGTGGATTGTTTTAATGGAGTATGAAGGTGATGTCGCTGACTACAATATATTTGACAATTACGATGTATATCGAGTAGTCGATAGATTACCGGGAACATCTTCTAATAGATTAGGGTATAATGTAATTCAATCATATACTACATAAAGATGCCTCTTATATCTGGAACAGTACCAAGTTTAGTTAATGGAATCTCTCAGCAACCTCCAACATTGCGATTACCAACACAAGGTCAATCACAAGTAAATGGGTTATCTCATGTATCCAGAGGGTTGCAGAAAAGACCTTGCACCGAACATGTAGCAGATGTTTCTGGTGTAACTTCGGATACTTCAGATGATGTCTTTATCCACACTATTCGTAGATCAGAAGATGAAGCATACGCTCTTGTGATAAAAGGTGGTGTAGTTGATAATACAACAACTTTTACTGTAAATACAACTTCAAATTTATTTACAACAATCCCTGCTCATGGATTAGTAGTAGGAGATTATATTAGTTTTAATGGAAGTGCTTTACCAGAACCTCTGATGTCAGGTCAATTTTATAGGTTAAAAACTCAACCTGCTGATACGACATTTACTTTAGAGGACACAACCGATTCTACAGCAACATTAAGCGTGACTACCACTGGCAGTACAAGTAGAACTCTAAATATCTACAACTCTCAAGTAAAACTATTTGACCTTACTGGATTTGCCACCGGAACTCCTGGTACCGAAGTCTGGATTCATGGATCAAAGCAATCGAGCACAGTCTCTGCTAATGCAACTAAGCTAGATGACAGAGTAAATGGCTACCTCGCTAACTTCACGGCTACTTCGGGTACTGCCCCCTTCTCTCCTAGCAAACTATCGGCTACTACAATTGCCGACTTTACCTTTCTTCTTAATAAAACACAAAAGGTTAGGAAGGAAAGTACTGAACAGGTTACCTCTAGTTACCAATCAATGGTCTATATAAAAGTAGGAGATTATGCATGTAACTATAAAGCTAAGATTACAGCTTATGCGACTGCTGAAATGGATGACACCAATAAGCAAGCCAATTTTGGATATGGTTCGGCTACTGCTAGGGATGGTGTCTTTGAGATTACACTGAAGACACCCGACAATAAAACAGAGTCGATGACAGGTGCTGGTACTGGAGCGAAAACTAAGGTTATGAATAATCAGAACGCTGTCCTTGTTAAGAACATCGCCTACGCTCTGAATAAAGGTAAGAGTGCAGTTGGAGGGGAGGACGTTAATCTAGTTAAAACAAAGTTAGTGTCTGATGGAGATGATGACGATATTACTATAACAATACAAGCAGACGGAGATCAAACGCTTAGATCGGGTGCGGCAGGTACTAGAACTACCTCGCTAAATATAACAAACATCATAACTACTGGAATAGAAGTAGGTATGACTATAACTGGAACTAATATACCAAATGGTACCACCCCCACCACTATAACTGGTATAACCACAGATTCTACTGGAACGAGTGCTAATGGAACGATTACAATAAGTGCTGCCCCTACTGCCTCTACAGTCGCTGATATAGCTATTTCATGGGCAGATAATAGTGAATACACAGGTACTAAAGGTGTAATGGATGAAGGCATAATAGAAACTAATGTATCTGGAGGTATTAATTCGGACGATCTTAATGATATTACCCATGGTTCTGATCCTTGGACAGTTACCTATGACGAAGGTGAAAGTATTATGACTATTGAGAATAGTGAATTCCCTTTTGTACTTGAGCTTACCGATGGTAAAGGTGATGTCTATATGAAAGCAATCAATGGTTCCGATGAAGTACCAAAGTTTTCAGATCTACCTTCAACTAAAGTAAAACCTGGGTTTGTAGCCAAGATTTCAGGAGATAAATCTACGGGTCAAGACGACTATTATGTAAAATACGAAAACTCGGTTTACAAAGAAACTTTTAGACCCAAGTATAAATTAGATACTCTTGAATCGTCTTGGTATAAAATAGATAACACAAGTATGCCAATGCAACTTTACAAGCAATTTGGTACTACTACATATAATAGCACTACTTCCAACACTGGAGATGGTATTTATTTTATATTAAAACCTGTAGATTGGGGTGAAAGAACGGTTGGAGATCAAACTACAGCACCTTTTCCTTCATTTGCCGATTATGTGGCTGTTGATTCAGCTACATTTGATCGTGATGACGCTCTTTACACTATCAACGATATATTCTTTCATAGGAATAGGTTAGGTCTTATATCTGATGAGAATGTCGTTCTCTCAGAAGCAGCCGGATACTTTAATTTCTTTCCTAACACTACATTATCGGTACTTGATACAGCACCGGTTGATGTAGCAGTGTCAAATAATCAGGTAGCTATTCTCAAGTCAGCTATACCTTTTCAAGAGAATCTGCTACTCTTCTCAGATCTTCAGCAATTTAAACTGACATCAGATCAGTTTCTAACACCTAC